ATTTATCAGCAGTTTTTGGTTTCATATACTTCATAAAGTGCCTACCCTTTGGAAGTAAATCAATCATAGCAAGATACATTGCTTTAGGTGGTACCTCTTGCAAATATGGTTGAACTGCTGCGATAGTTTCCACCCATTCATATTTCATAGATAGGAAACGTAACACCATATAGTTCGACCAGGTCTTTTTATCAGCTTCTTCTAACTTATCCCAATACTTTGGGTCTTGCTCATTGGTTACTGCCTTAATATGGTCGAAGAGTGATTTAGGCATTGTTTTCAGCTGCTTTATTCTTATCCATTTGCATCAATGCTTTCAATTGTTCAGGCATCAGTTCCTCACATATCTCACCACAATTAGCACATAACATTACATCAATTGGTACTACCACATCTTGCGGTGTGCCTGTGATTAGTTTAGATATCTTACGAAACTTACCAGCCGTTACAAATACATCATCACCACAACTACCACATACAATTGGTTTTGATTTACCCAAATCGATTTGCGGTTGTCCAGTTGAATTGGTTGGTTGTGATTGAGTTGGTTTTTGTGGTTTCCCACCATTCATTCCTATTACTTTTGTTGCCATCTTAAATTAAGTTTAATATTTCGATTAATGTTGCTGCCATTGGAATCTCTTTATCAATAGCATTGAAGTGTCTACTCTGTCCTTCTGATAATGCGATGATTACATTCGCTGTATTTGATGGAGCGTATTCATCTACCTTCTCATACAACATAGTAAACAATTCTGAGAAATCAGTTACTCTACTATCTATGATAGCTTGTCTCATATTGGTATATTTGTTTCTCTTATCATCATTTGATTTAAGAATGTCCAACACTTTGGTTTTGTAATCATTCTCTAATAAGTTCTGAGTATCCACTTGTAACTTACCTTTGTTTGAGTTCAATTGACACGTATTGATAATTTTACGAATATCGGGATATCCAGCATCAATAATTGGAACTAAATCCTTTGGTTCAAACGTTACACCCTCTGCTCCCAAAATCTTTGAGATTTGAACAGCCACATCCTTCTTAGTTGGTGGTACAATTTGGAATGATTGACAACGAGATTGAATTGGTTCGATTACTTTCTCAACATAATTACAAGTCAAAATGAATCGGCAATGTTGTGAGAATGTTTCCATCAAATTACGAAGAATCGCTTGTGCGTTTGGAGACATGTAATCAAACTCATCTAAGATAATAATCTTCCACTTTTTGAATCCCATTGAGGATGCGAAGTTCTTTACCTTATTACGGACTGTATCCACATTGTTCTCATCAGATGCGTTGATTACCATATAATCACAATCCACCGATTTTACAATCAGTTTAGCCAATGTGGTTTTACCAGTACCAGCTCTACCATATAGTAAAAGGTGTGGTACATCACCACTTTCTAAGTAACCTTCTACTTTTGATTTTAGGTGTTCATTACCTACATAATCAACTAACTTAGTTGGACGGTACGATTCCACCCATAAACTATTATCTACTTTTTCTTCTACGTTTTGTTCGAAAAATGCCATTTCTTATTTTTTGTTTTTATTATCTACCTACTTCACTCAATCTCTGAGCCTTAAAATCTTCCCAACTTACACCAACTCCATCTAAATAGAATAAGTGGTCGGTTTTCAATCTACCATCATCATGTAACTTAGAGTATCTCTTAATTGCTTGTCTCTTCCACCAATTGTTAATGTAATCAGTACCCTCTGAGAACTTCTTCTTCATTACCAATTCAGATTCTTCAATTTCTGAACGTAGGAACTCATTACCATTCTCATACATCTGAGCGAAATACACACCTCTTTTGAAACCATGATGATATTCAGATTGTTTGATACCACATTCTTTGAATATCTGTCCAAGAATCTTTTGTTTGATACCACTTACAGGTCCACTAGCTCCCTTTCCGGTTCCCATAGATTCACCATTACGAATTCTTTCATTGGTGATTGCAGTTTGATACCAATCAGCACGATTCTCTTTAATCCATTGGTGCCAAGGTTCGTAGAATTCATCATCAGGTTTCAAAGAAATCTTCCCAGCGGATTCCCCCAACGTTTTGAAGTGAGGGATTCCGTTATACTGAGAATGTATTCCATAAAGGGAAGTTGTACCAACAGCTATCAATGTTTGCCCATACTTTCTTTTCCAAAATTCCCTTACTTCGGGAACTGTAGTCATCATAGCAGTGAGTTTACCACCTAAGAAATTGTAACCTAAAGGTTGGGTACAAACAATAGTGGAAGCGATAGTTGTATAGTTCAACTTTCCCTTTTTGAATTTATCTTCTTTGGTCCATCCGATGTATTTATCTCTAACACCCATTGAAGTAACATCTGAAGCGAGGGATACCAATCCCAACAATTTACCACTCGTCCTATCTTTGATAAAGATTTTCACATTACGACCAGGGTTAGCTGTCCAACTCATAGTGTGAATCATCCTACGAAGATGAGTCCACTTTGTAGATGCGTTTGCATCATCCTCAACTATCTCAACATAAGGGTCTAACGATTCTATCTCTTTGATAGTTTGTTCCTTATTATTGATATCAGTTGGTTTCCATTGGAAATCGTAAAGAGTAGCGATTTGGGATTTATCTCGAATCATAGAATCCTCTTGCAGCTCAACCCACTTTTTGTATAATGTTTGCTCTTCTACACTCATTGTCATAAGGTAGTCCATATTTTCAATGAGTTTTCTTTTCTCATCTTCAAATACAAATTCAGGTTTTGCTGGTTCAGTATCCCAAAAGCTCATATGTTTCTTCTTTTAAATGTTATTACTTAATCTCTACCAAAAAATATCTAGATACATAATCACCCTCTTCAAACAAAACCTTACACAAACCTTGCGAAGAGATTTCCAAAGATGATGTAGATGAACCTTTGTTAGCCAATAGAATAGCTTTCAAATACTTAGCTGAGAATGCAATTGGTGAAACATCACCTTCACATTTACAATCAACTGAGATTGAGATTCGGTTAGAGTTGATAGAAGAATATCCTAAGATGATTTCTCCTTTGTTATCTTTACAAGTAAATGTAAATGTATCAGCATCTGCTAATGCTCCCTTAGATTTGATGAATTTGTTTACAAACTCATTATCCAATGTAATATCTACATTGAAAGGAGGTAGTGCCTTCAAATCAGGTACCGCTGGGATAACTGATGGTGCTGCCAACATATACTGCATCTTTGTTCCTTTATCAGAGAACTTCAAAGCTCCAGTTACTTCCTCTACTGAGATGTTGTTATCCAACACACTCAATAAACCTTTTAACTGAGATGTAGTGTAGATACCGAACTCACCATTTGGGAATTCAGATTCTGCTACTGTAACATCACCTAAAAGAGTCTTGTCATCTGAAATCATACGAACCGAAAGGTTTGTATCATCAGATTTAATCATCACCGATTCAACCTCTCCACCAAGATTGTAACGATTAATAAAACCATCGAATTTTACTTTTTCCATAATTGTGTTTTAATATTTATTATTGAATTACAAATATACAAAAATTATTTGATACTACCAAACACTTTTTGAATTATTTCTATTTTATTTCCCATATCTTGCTCAACTAACTTCCCACCATCAAATGATGCGAATGTTGGTAAGTTTGATACAGTTGCAAAATTTCTACTATTGGGATATGCTTCTGCGTTTACATATACGAATGTAGTATCTTCGTTTTCTGATGCCATTCTTTTGAATTTAGGTTTTGTTAATCTACAATTCCCACACCATGGTGCCCCATACATCACCATTACTTTTTTGTTTCCATTTAGGATTTCCCCTAAGTTATCACTTTCTAATTCTATCATAATTTATTTATTTAAAATGAGAAAAACTTCTCTGCCGTTTTTGTTGATGATAAAACTGCTCCCCAATTCAATGCTCCATAGAAATCTTCTAATTTCTTTAGGAGTTCTCTTTCGAAGATTTTATCATAGTTAATATACGTTGTTACTAAGTCCATTATTTCCTTTGGGTCATCGTAACCATTTAATGCTACTGCATCCAATCCAAATGGATTTTGTTTTAGATATACCCATTTAATCTTATCACCATCTCTTAGTGGTGCGTAAGTTTTATCTAAATTCCAATGTTTCAATAATTGATTATAAGCGATTGATGCTTTTACGTGCGCTGGACAACCTGATGGGAATTGGAACATTGCTGTTTGTTCTTTCTTCTTTGGCATATACTTTGATAAGTTTTTCACAGCCCCAGCTTTAGCAATCTTAACTACATCCATATTTACCAAATCATTTTTGAAATTGTAAATCTTATCAGTAAGTTGTTCTTCAGTATCACCTCTTAGAATTTCAATAAGTACTTCACTCATAAATTCTCTAAATGCGGCTGGATATGATGAACGTACAACATCCAATCCCTTTACATCCAACTTATCAACAGCCACACCATTATCTGAGATAATCCATTGTGCGTATCTTTTCTTAGCAATCCAAATACCAGCTTTAGATACGAATTCCTTCTTAATCTCAAATCGGTGTTTATCAATGTTGAATACTTTCTTAGCCAATATATCATAGAAGTTGTTTAGGTAATCCTGCACTTCACCAGCTATATCATTCACAAAACCAGCAATAGTTTCCTGGTCATTATCCTTCCAATTTGGAATACGTTTATCCATTAGAGGTGCCGCTGAAAAGAATACCGAATCCGTATCAATATAGATGTTAGAATCTGCCTCAGGTGTTCCCAACTCCTTATTGTATTTGATGTTAGTCATATCTGCAGTTGATTTAATCACAGTTTGACCTGTTGTTGTTACCGCAGTTGCGTTATCCACATCATAGAATCGGAATGCTGGTAATCCCAATACCCCATATAATGAGTTTAGAAGAATCTTTTGTACTAACTGTCTCTTCTTATAGAATGCGTACTTTTCTTTATCACCTTCCTCACCATACTTCTTTTCCAACTTTCTGAATTCTACCCTTTGTGAGAACCACAAATCCAAAATATCAGGAATACAACCTGGCGTATCGGTTCTATACATTACACCATTAGATGCGATTGAATATTTACTCTCATCAAATAACTTTTGTAAGTTATCTCGCTTTATCCAATTCTCACCAATTTGATATTCATCAACCTCACCTTTGATGAACTTCTGAGCATCCCAATCCTTAATCTTACCAACTTTGGTTTCAGGTGAAATATTGATACTCATAATGATGGATGGGTATAGAGATGTTAAATCCAAATCATAAATCCATTCATACTTTCCAACAATAGGTGCTTTTACATATGCCCCAATGAACTTCTCTTCATTGTTATCCTTCATAGCCTGCATTCGTTCTCTTCTATCCGCAGGTTTGTTAGGTGCTACGATGTTCTTACGTTTAAGATACGTTAACAATGCCCCTTCCAAATACTTTGATGAATAAACGAAATCTTCATAAGGAACATGCCCAGCGTGGCAGATACCCCTAGCGGTATCAATGAACTGAAGTTTCTTATCAAAATCAACAACCAATTCAACATCCACTAAGTTATACTCAATGAACTTTTCAATATCGGTTGCAAATAAGATATCCAAATTCCCCTCATATTCAATCTTACCTCTACCCAATTCTCGTTGAGCAATAGAATCCAATCGATATGAATCTAATTCCGAATAAGTAAAGTTCTTATACAATGAAAGGTAATCCAAATAAGATACACCAGCCATAAAGTAACGTTTACGATAAGGAGACCAGAAACATTGTCCGATTGGTGATAATCGATTTGCATGACGTTCACCCAACAATCGTTTGATACGATTGTATAACATAGGTGTATCGAAATAATCAATGTTCCAGCCAGTTACAATAGTTGGATTAATCATCTCATATAACTCCAAATACTTCATCAACATATCCTCTTCGGTTCTGAAAGGAAGTACAATTGCCTTATCGGTTTTCTTTTCCAACATTTCACCCTTCTTATCCATAACCAACACCCAATATTGATTGGTTGCTGAATCATGTAATGCGATTGATGTTAGTTCGTTTTCTGCTTTCTCTGGGTCAGGTAATCCACTCTCCATCTCACACTCAATATCATATGTAAGTGTAATGTGTCCTTCTGATGGTAAATCTGAGTCCGTATAAGTATCTACCAAAACTCTCGTAGTTTCAGGTACATCACTTTCGAATAGATTTACATCATCCTTTGTGTACTTATAAATCTTAGTTACCTTATCACCATACAAAGTGGTATATTCACCATTTGCTGTCTTTTCATAAGCGTATCGAGTATAAGGAAAGGAACGATATCCCAATTTATCATCCCAAATGTGAACTAAGTTCTTTTCTCTTTGATAATATGCGTTTTGGTACATTAAGTCTTTTTTATTTGTTTCAAATATACGAAATATATTTGGTTAATCAAAGGATTTTCTTGCCATATTTACAAAGTTCTCTTCGATGTTCCAACTCTTTAGTTGATTCTCCCATAGAAGAGCTTCTGCAATGTGAGTTACATCAGGTCTTTGGATTTCACCATCTAATAACTTTACAACCATTTCTTTAAACTCATCTTTACTATTGTAAAGTAATGGATAATCATCATCCACCATTTCAGAATAGCAAAAATCGTTTGGTAATAGATATGGTACACCTCTACTCAAACCATCGGTTGCACTCATACTCCAAGCTGAATAACCTTGGAATGTACCTACTCCAAAATGAGCCTTAGATAATTGATTTAGATATACATCTCTATCTGAGTGTCCAATGTATTTGGTATAAGGTTTACCCATATCTTTTAGGGATGTGTAAACTTTGAAATCTTGTCTTTCTTTCCACAATTCATCCATAGTTTCAAAGAACCACTCTGAACCAGTATAAACACCTTCTCTATGATTAAATACAATTGTTTTATCATCATATTCACCAGATGGTGTTGCTGAATCACATCCTAAATACCAAGGTTGAATAATCTCTTCTAATTTATCAGTAATATGTGGTTGGAATGTTTCGGATGCTCTTTTAATAACCAAATCCTTTACCCATTGTGAGTTTACACCACAAACTTTCATTTGTAACATACCCTTTACGTTTCTCCAAAATGAGTTATCATCTCTAGCTCCATTATCTTTGATTTCCCACCAATGACAGTAACCAATGATTGGTTGCATTTTATTATAGATGCGTGAAATCTTAAACTCATTAGTCCATTCAGGTAAATGGCTCCAAACTAAGTTGAATTCTCCATTATATTTCTCAATAGTTTTCTCAAAGAATTTATGGGGATAATCTACTCTCATTTTAGCCGGAAAACAATCTAGTGGGTCCATTTGTAACATTGTTACATTTGGATATTCAAAGGTATTGATAATACCTGGATGGTTATGCATTCCACCACCTGGATATGGAAGTACCCACTCCCACTCTTTACCGATTTGTGTGTTATCTAAAAAGGACTTAAACACCAATAGGAACGAATCCCTATTGATGTCTTTTACTTGTCCAAAGTTTGTGTAATTTGGTATAACTAATACTCTCATTAATCTATAATTTGTTTATTTGATTTTCTAATATTAGCTCTTTTATTTCTAAGAACTAAATTTTCTTTTGAAGTATCGTTTCCACCATCTCTAGCTTCTTGATGGTCACCTTCTATTATAGAGTTAGAACCCATTAATTCTTCAAAAGTAAACTCATTACCACTAGCATCCATCCAATCATTCTCAATAGCAGCTTCTAACTTATCATTTTTGGTGTAATTTTTAGTATCTACTAACGATACAACACCAGATGCGAATAAGTTATCGTAATCATTATTGAATTCCTCAATCATTAGATTACTTCTAAGTTGAATATCATCTGATTTTTTAGCTCCACATTTTCTTTTAAATGATTCTGAATTTGTCATTTTCTTACCTGTAATGGGTTCAACAACAATATTACCATCACTATCTTTAATATAATAATCGGCTTCTCTTAACTTAGATTCCATTTTCATAAACCAATCCATAAATTTGTTTAGATTACCAATCTTAACCTTCTTTTGGAAAGAGTTTAGAGGATGTGATGAAGTTTCTAATATTGTAAGTAATATGAATAAGTTATCTAAAAGTGTTCTTTCAAATTTTACACTTGAAACTGTGTTTGTTAAATCCACTACTTTAGATACTACTTTTGTTGATTTTTTTAATTTTGAAGTAGATTGTCCATCTAATCCTACCACAGATGATTGTAAATCCAATTGGGATTCTTTTGGCCATTTATAGATATCGTTCTTCAAAACATTATAGTAATAACTAATCCACTCAGAAACCATCAATGAATCACCCTTCTTTAAAAGTGAATATGCACTTGATAAGTTTTTTGTATTATTGAACATAGCTTCCAACAAAGGATTATCATTCATATAACTCATTAAAAATCTATTAAATTTAGATGGTACAATGATTCTTCGTTCGTGATTATTCCAAGGTTCACCAATGTTAGTGTAAATCGTTACATCTACCATATCTTGTAGTGTTGCCTTATTTATCATTACTAATGTTAGTGGAGTTTCCAATACAGAATTTTGAGTCTCTTCAGGCATATCCTTAAACTTAACACCTTTCATATCATACGCAATGGGAGTTTTACCATCTCTGTTGATATAATCAATTACATTTTTATCTAACGTAAATTTTGATTTAAGAAAATCCTCATATGTTTTTACTCTATGTTGACCATCAATGTTTAGATACTTCTTACCTTTTGATTTTAAATCAGATAGATAATCGATAGTTTCCTTTATTGCCGAATATTGTGTATCATCCTCATCATAATCTGAGATGATTCCATTACAATAATCTAAACATCCTTCTATACTAATAAGAACTATTGTATAAATGTTAGAATGACCCTCAAAACAAGCTCTCATATGTTCAGCTTTAGTTTGGTCATCCCATTCGGATAACAATCTTTGAAGTTGGTGTTTATCTACATGAATGTAGGGAAATAATTCTCTGAGTTTGTTTAGAGTTCCACCCGTTAGAACTTTTGCATCAATTGATTTTTTAAATGCCATAATATAATAATTTAAATGGTATCGTTGTTGAGGTGATACCTTACCTCATATTTAACAATTTTGATATCGTTATAGAGTGATATCAACTCTTTTACTTTGTAAATATAAGAAAAAGATTTGAATATACCAAATCTTTTCTTAATTATTTTACCAAAAATTTATTTCGTTTGATTCTTCTGGTGCGTATGTTGTGTGATGAACAATATCAGTATTATAATCGTTCAAATCTTTTGGATAAGGTCTGATTTCATGCTTTAATCTACTCATCAAATCCTTTTTCTCTTTTTTGTTAGTAGCAAGTATCTGAATGTATCGATGTTTAGGTGGTTCTTCTCTTCTCCAAAATTCTTTGTAACCATCTTTACCTATTTCCTTTCTAAGGTGTTCCAAATTACCACTTCCCCAATTATTATAAACTGTCCTACTATGAATCCAATCATATGGGTCATTTGATAGTGAGATACCCCAATTTGGCATCAACGCGATGTCCGTGTTCAAACCTTGATAAATCCAATTGGTAGCTTTGTAAATACCACCAACATGCCCTTGCCCATTATTAGCGTAAGATAGAAGTACTTTGATGTTTTTATCGTTATCCTTTAACCATTGGAATGTTTTACCTAAAGCACAACTTTCAATGTTCGAACCATAACCATCATCTACATATAAACGAGTAAGTTCTAAGATATTATCCTTAGTTAATCCTTCACAAACTGAAGTAGATGCCTTAGCACCAACTGGGAATCCATATACAGCTACACCTACTAATTCTTGGTCATTTCCAAATACATCCTTTTCATCCATCGTATGATATATACCCAAAGCGTACCTACATGCTGTCCAAGCATGAGTGTAGTGCTTTTTGATAATCATATCCTTAGCGATAGATTTAGCTATTGGTGCTACACTAATTTTAGTGGCATCACAATAATGTTTTCCTTCTTCCTTCATTTATATTACTTACACCATTCTTTGAATGCGATTTCATATGCATCCACTTTACTAAGTTTTGGGTTTTCTTTCATTTCTTTGTTAGCCCAATTGATTACTTCATCTCTCATATTGTGAGCAAATGCCTCCATTAGTATTTCTTCGATGTGGTCCGAGTCAGTCATAATTCAGTTTTTATTTAATATACAAATATACGAAATTAATTTGAAACCTCCAAATTTATTGGCTCCATTTTTATAATTTCTTCTACAAATTCTTCGTTTTCTTTTGGGTATGGAAATATTGGATGTTTTATGGTTTTCATCAACTTCCTTCTTATACCACCTTTTGCCAATATGTACACATATCTATGTTTTCTTGGATTCTTGCGTATCCAAAATGTGGATGAACTCATCTTTTGAATTTCATTTGGATTGTTTGTTCCGAATTTGACATAAGAAGTTCTTTGATGATGCCAATCACCATCTTCTTCCCAACGGAAATCCCAACTATCGTTAAATCTGAGTTTGTTACCTTGATACAACCAATTCGTTGCTTGGTAAATTGTTCCACAATGTCCCTCTTTAGGGTCTGAGTAAGATATTAATCCCTTTATCTTAGGAGCGTTTTCTCTTAACCAATCAAAAGTTTGAGATAGGAACCAACTTTCGATATTTGAACCATATCCATCGAATACAAATAATCGAGTAAGTTCTAATACCTCATCTCTTTCTAATAATGGTGTGATTGATTGTCCAGCACTTCTACCAATTGGGTCTCCATAACAAGCTACACCAATTAGTTTATCTTCAACACCACTAAAGAATGGATGTTCTTCTACTTCGGAGGTAAATAAACCAATAGCGTAGGATACCTTTGTCCACAATCCACTATAATGGTTGTTTACAATGATATCCTTCGCTACCGATTTTGTTATGAGTCTTATCGATAGTTTTGAAGTATCGCAATATGTTTTGTTTTCTTTCATAAACTACCAGACCAAAATTCGTTCAAATGTGTCCATGTCTCATTTCTCACAATTCTTAGAATATTGGCTGAAGAACACTTATTGTTTCGAGCCATAACTCTCACATTTC